ACGACCTTGTTGTCTTTGGCACCGCCTCGATTCTTATCTACGAGGACTTCGACAACGTCGTCAACTGCGTCAATCCCTGCCTCGGCGAATACTACGTCGACATAGACCACAAATATCGCCCGACGATTTTCTATCGCGAATTCACCATGACTGTGATGGCGGTGGTTCGTGAATTCGGTATTGAGAACTGCTCCGAAGCTGTTCAGAAACTCTACGAAGACCCGACTGGCTCTGGCCTCTCCCGTGAAATTATCGTCGCCCACGCGATCGAGCCCAACACCGATGGCCGCGCCAAGGAATTCGGCGTCCCCGAACGCTTCAAGTTCCGCGAATGTTATTGGGAATGGGGTGGCTCGGCCTCTCCCCAAGGCGGCAGCGCCAGCCCTCCCGGCTTCCTCCGCCGTCGCGGATATGAAGAACAGATGGCGATCGTTGGTCGTTGGGATATAGTCTCCAACGATCCATATGGTCGATCCCCGGGAATGGACGGCCTTCCTGATCAGAAGCAAGTCCAACTCGAAACTCGGCGCAAGGCCCAAGCCATCGATAAGATGGTCAATCCGCCGCTTGTCGCCGATGTTCAACTTAAGAACCAACCCGCCAACCTAACTCCCGGTGGCATCACCTTCGTCACTGGCTACGCTGCCTCTGGCAAACCCGGCTTTGCCTCGGTCTACGATACCAAGTTCCCGGTTCAGGAAATCACTGAGGACCTGTCCGAAGCCAAGCAACGCCTTGCGGAGATTTTCTTCAATGATGTACTTCGAACAGCCTCGCAATATGAAACTCGCTCCAATGTCACCGCTGTGGAGTGGGACCTTCGCAAATCCGAATCGCTGGTTATGTTGGGACCTGCCCTCGAACGAATTGACAACGAAGTCTTGCGCCCCATCTTGGAACGTGTATTTGCCGTTGCCAATCGTGCCGGAATCATCCCTCCGCCCCCGCCTGAAATCCAAAACCAAATGATGACCATCGACTTCGTGTCGATGCTTGCCCAAGCTCAGCAGGCCACCAAGGCCGGATCGATCGAACGTGTCCTTTCCCTCGCAGGCAACATGGCCGGTGTCATCCCCGGTTCCACCGACAAGATCGACTTCGATTACGCTCTTGACAAATACTCCGCGCTACTGAACAATGATCCTAAGATGATGAGAACTGCCGATGAAGTCGCCAAAATCCGCGAGGATCGGGCACATCAGGAGCAGGCAGCGCAGCAGGCGCAGATCGCAGAACAGCTTGCACGAGGGGCCAAAACCTTGGCGCAGGCTGACCGTGGAGGGGCCAGTCCCCTCCAGCAACTTTCGGGAGGCGTAGGTGCGTAACGCAAGTGAACGCAAGGACATACGCCGATATGAAAAAGCTGCAAAGCTCCGAGAAACCAATCGGATCAACTATATCGTGGCAGCTATGTCAACTGAGGCTGGTCGAACATGGTTCTATAACTTTCTCTCGGATTGTCATTGTTTCCAAGAACCATGGACTGGCGATGCCTTGCAAGAAGCCAAGCTTAAAGGTGAGCGTACAATAGGATTAAGCGTTTACAACGACATAGTTCGGCATTGTCCGAACTATTTTCTTGAGATGATGAAAGAAGCCAACATAGCGGAGCAAGTAAATGACCGACTCGACAGTGCTGGAGAACCCGACGAATCCGACGCCGACGAACCCTCCGTTGGCGAATGATCCTGCGGCACGAACCGAAACGGGAGAAATCATTGACCGAAGCGCAACTCCCCCTGCCAATGAATCTGCCCCAGAGTCCAAACCCGAATCTGCCGCTCCAGAGTCCTACACCGATTTTTCTGTCCCCGAAGGACATACTCTCGACGCAGCCGCCATCGAATCTGCAACCCCCTTGTTCCAAGAACTTGGGCTCTCGCAGGATAAGGCCCAGAAGCTGGTAGACTTCTACTCGACACAGATCGGCAAGATCAACGCCGAGAACGAAGGCTACATGGAAACCATGCGCACTCAGTGGCGCGAGGAACTCAAAGCCGACAAGGATATTGGTGGTAAGCTGGATCAGGTGAAGGTCGAAATCGGCCGTGGTCTTGATCGCCTGCCGCCCGCTGTCCGCGATAACTTCAAAGCCGCGATGGATATGACCGGCGCTGGCGATCACCCCGCAGTCATCAAAGCCATTCATGCTTTTGCCTCGCTTATTGGCGAAGGTACCCACGTCACGGGCAATGCCCCATCTGAACACGGTCAGTCTAAGACTGGCGTGAGTAACCGCCCGTCGGCGGCACAATCCATGTATCCCAACCTTCCAACCCGCTAAGCCCCTTGAGGGACGAACACCGATGGTCAGATTAGCGGACCGGAAATCGAACCTAAGGAACTGAACCCATGGCAACTATCGGTAATCTGGCCATCACCTACGCCGATTGGGCGAAGCGGATGGACGACAACTACAAAGTCGCGAACATCATCGAGATTCTTTCTCAGACGAATGAAATCCTCGATGACATGCTTGTGATGGAAGGCAATCTGCCGACCGGTCACAAGACCACGATCCGCACCGGCCTTCCGCAGGCTACATGGCGTCTGCTCAATGCCGGCGTCCCGAATGCCAAGTCCACGACTGCGCAGATCGTCGACACCTGCGGCAACCTCGAAACCTACGCGGTTATCGACAAAGACATTGCCGATCTCAATGGCAACACCGCTGACTTCCGCCTGTCCGAGGTTCGCGCCTTCCTTGAAGGCATGAGCCAGCAGGTCGCCGCGACTCTGATCTACGGCAACCAGCATACCAACCCCGAGCGCTTCACCGGCCTTGCCCCGCGCTATTCCACCAAGACTGCGGCGAACTCTGCGACTGCGGCGAACGTCCTTGATGGCGGTGGCACTTCCTCGACCAATACTTCGATTTGGGGTTTGGTTTGGGGTGATGACACCCTTCACGGTACCTTTCCCAAAGGCAAGATGACTGGCCTTCAGCATCGCGATATGGGCGAGTGGCCAGTGCAGGATGCCTCTGGCAATACGTATCAGGCCTATCGCGATCACTTCAAGTGGGAGATCGGCCTAGTCCTTCGAGATTGGCGTTATTGCTTCCGCATCGCTAATATCGATGTGGCTCTGCTTACTGGTGTCTCGGCAGCGAACTTGATCAATCTTTTGGTTCGCGGTCTGTATCGCTTGCCTACGGCTCCGGCCGGTGCAACCGCGATTCAGTCCTCCGACACCCCTGCGGTTCGCGCCAACATGGGTCGGACGGTTCTGTACTGCAACCGCGTGGTCCGCACCTATCTTGATCTTCAGGCAATGAACAAGACCAACGTCTTGCTGCGGCTTGAGGAGTGGGATGGCAAGGTCGTTACCACCTTCCGCGGCATTCCGGTTCGTACGTGTGACAGCATACTCAATAACGAAGCTCAGGTTACCTAGATTTGGGAGTTTAGCTATGGACGCCACTGACCTTTTATCTGATCTAACTGTACAGGAATTGCGGCGCAACCTTCTGTATAATCCAGATACAGGTGAGTGGATATGGCTTATCTCTCAGTCGAATTTTATTCAGGCAGGCCGTCGTGCTGGCAATATTGTCGGTGGTGGATATCTGCAAATACGCTTCAAAGGTGTAGGATATTATTCGGCTAGGCTAGCTTGGTTTTATATGACGGGTGAATGGCCTACAGATCAAATCGATCATATTAATCGTGATAGATTAGATGATCGATGGATTAATCTTAGGCAGGCAACCTTCGGACAAAATCAAGCCAACACGGGAATCCCATCAAATAATACATCTGGATATAAAGGTGTATCTTGGCGTAAACAGAGTAATAAATGGGAAGCTCGTGTTAATAACATCTACCTTGGCATGTTTGAATCCATTGAAGATGCCAAGAAAGCTCGCGATGATTTCGTGATAAAAATGCACGATGAATTCGCCGTCACTAACATAGAATTGAAAGGGTCCAAATCATGATTTTGGATGGTCTCCTCACCTTCACCGGCACGTCTAATGGCGCAACCGGTGGCATCACGGCAGGCGCTCAGACCGATCTGCCGACGACCGGCACTCAGGCTGCGTCGAACATCATTGACCTTGGCCTTGATGGCATCCCCAGCTATGCCAACGGCGGTGGCGCTCGCGATATTGGCGTCGGCGATGATCCGTCGCTCAAGCTTTCGGCGATCGTTGTGACTGCCATCACAGGCGGTACCAGCCTTCAGCTTCAATTGCAGGGCGCACCTGACAATGGCTCAGGTGCGCCGGGCTCCTACACCACTATGTGGACTTCGGCTGCTATTGCTGAGGCATCCCTTGTGGCCGGCGCCCAGCTTGCCAACATTGACGTTCCCCGCGTCGTATTTGGTCAGGCTCTGCCGCGGTTCCTGAAGCTGAACTTCATTTCTGTTGGCACTCACTCGGCCGGCGCGATTGAATGTCAGATCGTCCTCGATCGCGACGATCAGATCATGGGAACTGGTGGAGCCTATTCAGGCTATCCTGCTGGTCTCACCGTCGCCAACTAAAGGAGTCCCTGCCGTGAACCGCAAGATTGCTCTTCTGGCCGTGGCAGGGCCTGCTTCATATTTCGATCGACTGGAGTGAGGAATAAGATCATGGCAAGATGGAAGCTAATGGCGGCCCATTATCTCAACGTCACTGACGAGGAATGGGAATACACTGAGAACGATCGATCAACTGGTCGGCCGAAGCGAGTTAAGTTCCCTGTTCCGCGCCTACTTGATCCGCGCGATCCTAGTAGTTGGACGAAACGTTGGGGAAACAAAGATAATGAAGATGGCGAAATCATTGTCTGCTACGCGGGCAAGGGCGAATCTGACGACGTTATCTTCAAAGGCGATCCGACTCCGGATATGCTCCCTGTCGATGATGAGGCCCGAGAGATTTCGGCCAAATTTGAGCGCCTTTGGAAAGCAAAGCCGGAATCTATGGCCGGAGATTTCTCTCAGTCGTTGATTGACAAGTTCCAGTCTGATCTTGCGGTGGCCCAGGCAAAATCCGCCGAGATTCCGGGTATGTCTGAGTTGATCGCCAACATTGGCAAGCTGGCTGAATCGAACCAGAAAGTCCTCGAAACTGTAACTCGGAGGATTTAATCATGGGTCTTATCTCCACTGGCCCCGGATCGCCACTGGCATTTTCGTCGGCCAGTGGGGGTAAGGTTTATTCCTTCAACAATATTAGTGAATTCGGACTTGTGACTGTTGCTGCGGCCAATACTCAGCGCCAGAAGATCATGTTCCACAATCCCGGAACAAGCGATATCTTTGTCGCTCCAGCTTATGTCCAAACCACAGGTTCCAATGTAGCCTTGACTCCATCTAATGCAGCCCTTGGAGGCTGCTTTCGAGTATATGGCAACGGCGGAACCCTTGTAATCGAAGGTGAATGCCAAGGTGCCTTTCAAGCATTTGCTTTGACTGGCGCTGGTTCGTCCAATCCTCTCACAGTGATGGATTCAAATGTTTAACATTCTTATCCTTCTTCTAGGATTGCTTGCATCTACGGCGATGGCTCAGACCTACACGACATAATCAATATATTTGAGGAACGTGGCAATCCGCCGCCAGATTACATTCGCAAGGAAATGGAACGTTGTGATGATCGATTTCGGCAGCTTCTAACTGAGGCCCACACTGATGGCGGAACTTTTGAGAAGGTTCGCCGTGAAATGGTAAAGGATGAAAACAATCGTTGGGATCACACACGAGCAATAGGAGTGAGCAAATGAAACAGGGATCAGGAAATAGTTCTCGTGGCCAGACTAAGGTTGAACCGCGATCTTATGGAGTAAATGTTGGCTCTGTTTCTGGCATTGGCCTACAGCAGGTTTGTACTTCGCCAGAGCCGTTGTATGAAGGTCGTGGTATTGAAGCGCCCAAGGCTACAACCACCATCCACAAGTCTGGATCGCAGAGAGGCTAACATGGCAAAGCTTGGAACGCATGATGGTGGCAAACCCGAGAAAAAGGATTTGCCATATGATCCGCCGGTAGGTCCGAAGCAGAGTTCTTCGCCAACCAATCATGGAACTTCCGGAACCCAAGGAAAACGCTAATGACCGATAAACTTGAAGATTGGCAGCAGCGCGTTGTCGATGAGCAGAGTGAACTCTTTGATCGGCTTGAAAAGCTTGTCGAGTTCACTGGCAGCGCCAAGTTCAAGGAACTTCCTGCCGATAAGCAGGAACAGCTTGTTCAGCAGGCTCATCATATGAACGCTTATAATGATATCCTGACCGCTCGGATCGAGGCGTTCTAATGACCACTCCCACCGATATCGCCAATCGTGCATTGCAAGTTATCGGCACCCGCACCACGGTGACGGATGGCGAGCTTGCGGCCAATTCCACCAACGAAGCGATTCAGATCAACCTTGCCTACGACACAGTTCGGAAGCGGCTGATCCGGATGGCTCCGTGGAACTGTGTGTTGCGAACGGCGAATCTGGTGTATATCACGTCCCTTCCCGGCACTCCTGAGAATACGTCAACCACGCAAGTCGGACAGCCTTGGGTTCCCGGCTTGCCCTCTCCGCCATGGACCTATGAATATCAATATCCGGTGGATTGCATCTACGCGGCGTGGATTCCGGCAATGAGCCAAGTTGGCTTTGGCGTTGGCATTCCCGCAGGCCCGCCGGTTAAGTTCGCGGTTCAGACCGATACTTTCCGACCGGTGACCGCCGCTGCTGTTGTGGCTGGTGGAACTGGTTATGCTGTTGGGGATATCATCACCCTCCCCGGAATCCAGCAGGGCCAATCGCCAATCGGCGCCCCGGCTCAGCTTCGAGTTGAAACCCTTTCTGGTTCAGCTGTGGCTACAGCTTCGGTTGTAAACCAAGTGCTTGGTTCGTCCTCGCCAAAAGGTGGTAGCTACTTCGCTCCGCAGACCAATCCGCAGGTACAAGATTCAACCGATGGCAATGGTTCTGGTGCGACCTTCAACCTGACTTATGGCGCCGCTTCGCCTCAACGGGTGATCCTCACCGATCAGCCCAACGCCAGCCTTGTCTATTGCCGCGACGTCACTGATATCAATGTAATGGACGATGCCTTCCAAGAGGCCTTGTCAAAGGTCCTTGGCGCAACAATCTGCATTCCACTCTCCGGCGATAAAAACCTCGCCAAGCTTGCACTTGAAGAAGCCAATCGTGCGATCGCCGAGGCTCGTGGCGATGATGGCAACGAAGGCCTGACTGTTAACGACGTAACCCCGGATTGGATCAGGGTTCGTGGATTCGACGCGCTTGATATCTACACCCAGAATGGCTGGTCGTTTAACTGGGGCCCAGTATTCCCAATCACTCTATAAGAGGGCCCAATGCCTCATCTTGTCGTGCAAGCTAGCTTCAATTCTGGCGAATGGTCACCAAACCTCTACGCGCGTGTGGACCTTACAAAGTATAAAGCTGGCGCGGCACTGCTCGAGAATTTCTTTGTAGACTACCGCGGCGGGGCCAGCACTAGAACTGGCACCAAATACATTCTTCAAGCCTATAAATCTGCGACGCCGGTCCGGCTTATCTCCTTTCAAGCCAGCTTCACCGTAGGCTATGTGCTTGAATTTGGCGATGGATATATCCGCTTTTATTATCGTGGATCGCCAATCATTGAAACCGGCATCGCCATAACCGCAGCAACCAAAGCCAATCCCTGTGTCTTGACCATCCCCGGACATACTTATTCCGTTGGCGAATGGATATATGTCCAAGACGTCCTTGGGATGACTCAACTTAACGAGAAGTATTTCATTGTCTCCGCGGTGGCGGGGAACAACGTCACCATCGCCGGATTGAATGGAACCAACATCAATTCCACCGGGTATGGCACTTATGTCTCTGGCGGCACAGCCAGTCGGGTTTATACCATTTCCTCGCCGTACACTAGCAGCGATGATCTGCGGTTGATTAAATTCGCGCAGTCTGTGAACCAGATGGTCCTGTGCCATCCGAACCATTCGCCGTATGTTCTGACTCTGATCGCCGCGACCAACTGGACACTGGTCCCGATGGTAATCGGCGCGACCATCTCGGCTCCCGGAACGCCAACTGCGACGGGGTCGTTTGTCTACGTCCTTGGAGCAATCCCGACGAACTATTCCTATGGGGTAACTTCGATTGGCACCAATGGGCAAGAATCTTCTATGTCCAACCCTGCCGCGCTATATACCTTTGACATGCGAACCGTTACAGGAACTGTCAAGGTAACTTGGGCGGCGGTTCAAGGTGCTGTCGCATATAACGTCTATAAGACTCAGGTCTCGTACTTTGGTGTCCTGCCTGTTGGCGTTCAATACGGATTCGTTGGGACCTGCAAAGACGTGAACTTCATCGACTCCAACATCGCGGCAGACTTTACCCAAACTCCGCCGATATCCAAGAACCCATTTGTCGGTTCTGGCATTGACCATGTCACTGTGACAACCCCGGGAACTTACACTACCGTCCCGACCGTGTCCTTTGGCGGATCGCCAACTATCGCTGCAACTGCCATCGCGGTTTTGCAGGTTCAAGGTGTGCCGACAATCTCGGCTGGCGGTGCTGGCTTTGCAATCGGCGATACCGTCAACTTTGGTAGCAGCCTTGTTATGTTGGTGACCAACGTAGCTGCTGGTGCTATCACCGCATGGTCTGTTCAGTCTCCCGGATACATCTCCTCCGGATCAGTCCCCGCTAACCCATTCAACCAAATCTCAACCTCTGGCGCAGGTACTGGCGCACAAATCTCTGCGACTTGGGGTGTTGGTCAGGTTGTTGTGACTGGCGCTGGCGCTGGCTTTGGGTCGGCCCCAAGTGTTATCTTCTCTGCTGGTGCCGCTGCTGCGACTGCATATCTTGGCGCAACGTCGAATGGCGTTCCTACCGTCCCGGGATTTGTTCAGCAGCGGCTGTTCCTTGGCGGGCTCCTTGGCGCGCCACAGACTTTCTACCTCTCTCGCCCCGGGTCCTACTTCAACTTTGATATCTCTCAACCGACCCGCGCGGATGATTCAATTTCAGCAACGCTTGTCTCTGGCACTTTGAATAACATCAAAGCTGTCATCCCATCCAACTCAGGTATGCTTGTCCTCACTGACAAAGCCTCTTGGGTTGTGAATGGTGGCACGGCTGGCGCAGCCTTGACCCCGTCTTCGATTGTCGCTAATCCACAGTCCTTTGTTGGGGCCAGTGACGTTCCGCCGATCGTTGCTAATTATGACATTCTTTATGTCCAGTCCAAGGGCTCAGCGATTCGCGACCTCGCCTTTAATATTTACTTCAACACCTTCACCGGGACTGATATCTCAACCATCGCCAGCCACCTGTTCTACAGCTATACCATCGACGAATGGTGTTGGGCGGAACAGCCTTTCTATAACGTCAATGCGATCCGCAATGACGGAACATTGCTTATCCTGACCTTTCTCAAAGAGCAGGAATTCGTCGGCTGGTCACATTACGTCACCAACGGTGCGTTTAATTCAACCGCCTCGGTTACTGAACCGACCGATCACGCCGGAACCATCGACGCGGTTTATGTTGCGGTCGAGCGAACCATCAATGGCAATACCGTTCAGTACATCGAGCGATTTGCTGAACGCGCCTTCCCTCAAGGTGTAGAGGACGCTTGGTGCGTAGATGCTGGCCTTGGTTATGAAGGCTCGCCGGCGACCAACTTCACCGGGGCTGATCATCTAGCTGGGATGACTGTAACTGGCCTTGCCGATGGCGCTGTGATCACACCATTTGTGATGCCTGCGAATGGTGAGTTCACCTTGGCCGCGCCTGCATCTAAGGTTACCATTGGCCTCAGCTACACCTGCAAACTCCAGACCTTGGCGATCGATACTGGCGATGGAGCAATCCAAGGCAAGCTTAAGAAACTCATCTCCATCGACATGAAGGTGAAGGACGCACTTAACCTTTGGGCCGGGTCCAGCTTCAACCGGCTGGTTCAAATCAAGGACCTCGTTATCGGCAATGTCTCGTCGATGCTCGCGGGGCAGGATAATCAGCTTGTCACAGGGCTGGTCACTGGCGATGCCAAGATCACCCTCGACCCAACTTACACCGTTCCCGGCCAAGTCTGCATTCAACAGTCCGATCCGATTCCTGCAACAGTTCTGGGCCTGTTCACCACCATTGAACTTGAAGCTGGCCGATGAATGGCGAGGTCTATCAAATCTCCCTTGACCAGCTTAAGGGATTGACTTTACAACCAGAAGTGGTGTATGCTGGTAGAATATCCAGTCATATATTGGCCGGATTCTATCAATCTGAGTTGCTCTGTATTATAGGCTTTATCCCCAGAACGTTCCTCTCGGACGAGGCCTATATCTGGATGCAAACGATGCCTGCCGCGAAGAATCACAAGCTCATGGTTGCTCGCCACGCCAAGCGCGTAGTCGCAAGGGCACTTGAGTTCTATCCCAAGATCATTGGGCATTGTTTCCATGAAGATTCCGCGCGATGGTTGAAGTCACTTGGCGCAACCATCAATGGCGACACTTTTGAAATTCAGAGGGCCTAATGACTGATCCAGTCACTCTTGGCACAATCGGAATGGCGGCCTCTGGTGCATCCGGGGCCGCTGGTATTTTTGGTTCGCTCTTTGGCGGCAGTGCCAAAGCCGATGCTTATAAATATCAGTCGTCGATGGCATGGCAAAATGCTGCTATCGCCAAGCAGAACCAGAAATATGCTCTCGATGTTGGCGAACAGCAGGCTGAGAAAGCTGGCATCGCCGGTGCGGCGCAGGCTGGACAGATCAAAGCGGCGCAAGGAGCCTCTGGCGTTGATGTGAACTCTGGCTCTGCCAGAGAGGTTCAGACTAGCCAGCATCTTGTCTCTCAGATGGACCTTAACACCATCCGCGAGAAGGCTGCGAAGACTGCCTATGATTTCTCGGTCCAAGCTACGAACTACGAGAACCAAGCCAAGGGCTATTCCAAAGCTGCCAGCAATGCTCGAACCGAAGGCATCCTTGGCGCTGTTTCGTCTTTCATCGGCACGGTTGGCTCAGTTTCGAGTAAATGGATTCAGGGTAATCAGCTTGGTATGTGGGGCAAGGGTGGTAGTAACCTATCCAATCCCGGCCCCGATCCGTTGACTGAATGGGAGTACGGCCGATGAGCAGCCAAGTCCCATATACAGGCGTTCCTAGCGTTCAGCCTAGCTTCGATGCGACGCCATCCGTCTCATCCAATATCCCAATGGATGCATTTGGCGCGGGTGTTGCCAATGCGGTAGGTCACATTGGGCGGGCCGTCGAAGGTGCTGGGAATGAAATCTGGGCCCGCGCCACCGCGATGCAGCAGCTTAACGAACAGGCGAATGCTGCTAATGCAGTCGCTGAGTTCACCACTGCGATGGGCGAGAAATATGCGGCCTATTCCAGCCTCTCTGGTAAAGCTGCTGTCGATGGATACAAGCCCTACATCGAAGACCTAAATTCCACACGAGAAGCTATTGGCCAGAAACTCAACTCTCCATATGCGCAGAAGGTTTATCTTCAAGAATCCCGATCGATACAGGCACGGTCGGTGTTTTCTGCGGCGGCTCATTCGGGCCGCGAGGGGAAGAACTACGCGATTGGCTCAACCCAATCGCTGATTGATGCAAGATCGAATGCTGCCGCGTTGGCTCCGCAGGATGAGGATAGCTATAAAGCCAGCCTGCAACAAAACGCGAAGGATGCGCAGCGGCTTGGCGACCTTCATGGTTGGGATGCCCAGACCACGAAGAACTACGAAAGCCAGATGAACTCCAAGATGACCATGGGACGCATTCAAGGCCTTGCTAAGAGCGATGTGCCTGCGGCTCAGAAGCTTCTTGATGCTGCGGTTAAGGCTGGGAACATAACTGGCGAAGACCTTGGTCGGGCCCAGACCTATATCCGCGGGCAAAGGTTGAGTGTTGCTACTCGGCAGGAAGCGGCACGGACTATGTCTGGCGATAATGCCGGAATTGCCTCTGCGAAGATGCCGATCGACAATGTGGTTGAAGCGATCGCCGGGAATGAGGGTGCCGATTATGGCACCAAGCATCCGCCTGTTACCCACAAGGTCAATGGCAAGACCATCACTGAATACGGTCTTGGGCGCTATGGCGTAATGCAATCCAACTTGCAGGACTGGCTCAAGGAAGCTGGAATGCCTGCAATGACCGAACAAGAGTTTCTGAACAATCCTCGTGCACAGGATCAACTGGCAAAGTTTAAACTTGGCCAATATCAAGAAGAAGGCGGCTCTGCACTTGCGGCTGCGAATAAATGGTTTACCGGAAGCTACAACCCCGATCCGAAGCGTACCGATGGAATTAGCACCGCGGCTAGTTATCAGAAGCGGTTCCTTGCTGGATTGGCGAAGAATGCCTCAGCTGCTGATATGTCTAATTGGGGTCGGGCCCGGTCCAAAGAACTCTTCGGCGACGATGCCGAAGCCGCGGATGCAATGGAACAATCCTTTATGACTCGCCATTCTCGCCAAAAGGCGATTGATCGCGAGGACGTGCAGGACAACATCGACACCATTGAAAATGCGATTGTCCCGGCAAAGGATGGAAAGCTTGTAACCTCGATTGAGGACGTACAAGACCCCAAGGTCCAAGCTGCTTGGGACGCGCTGCCGATTAGGATGCAGAATAAATATCGCAAGCTTCTGTCGCAAAATGCTAAGGGCGACTACGAAGCTACACAGGCGAACCAGATTGAATATCGGACGTGGCTTGGACGCTTGACCGATCCAATGGCGTCGGCTGATGAAAAGCGCGCCGCGATGAATGCTGATTTCGCTACGATGGCGATGCCTGCGGGCCAACGCCAGCAGCTGAATATGCTCAAAGCTAAGCTCTGGAAGGATCAGAACAAGAACCCGGCGCTGAACCACGCGATGAGTATCTCGGATGATATCCTGCGGAATGCTGGGATCACTCGGTCCAAGAACAAAGACGACTATGACCAAATCCGCGGATCAATGTTCCTCATTCTCAATGACCGCATGAATGCTGGCGATCCTGTTAAGAAAGATGAAGAAATTCGCCAGATTTCCTCGCGACTGGTTCGCGAAGTCTCCAATGGCAAGTGGTTTGGGATTCTGCCCTCGAAGGAACAGGCCTTTAAGGTCCAAGTTCCTGAGAAGGAGAAGCAATACATCATTGACAAATACACCGCGGACACTGGATCGGCACCAACCGAAAAAGACATTCAGTCCATCTACAACGCGAAGATGTATAATCAGTTGTATGGTAAAGCCAAGAAGCAAGCCTCTGATGCTGCTGCCGCGATGACTCCGACCGTCCCGAGGTCACAATGAACGAATACGATGATATCATCCAGAGCTATACCGAACTGGCACCGGCCAAGGCGACTACGGCTTTAGATGCTGATCCTGACAAAGCGGCTCGGGCACTTCAATTGTCTCGGGCCACCGGCGTTGCGCCACTTGTCATCAATGCTGATCAGGATCGGTTTGAAGAAGATCATCGCGCGGATATGACTGCGGGAATCATCCGCAGGAACAGCCAAATCGCGGCGTATATCCGCGGGAATGATCTTGCGGATCATGTATCGAATGACGACTACGGGAATCTGGACAACGCCAGCCGGGCATTCTCCGATACCTTAGACTCCCACCCGATCTGGGGTAAGGGCATTCCCAAGCGCTATATTGCTGAGCCGTTGATGGAGGGATTGAAGGGCGCGATCTATGGGGCTGGCGAGCATTTTGCTCAAGAACCCTTTAAAATCCCCGAAAACTATAATGCTTGGTCCAAGGGAGCTTATGAGTTTCTTGGCATTCCCCTTCGCGGGTTGAATGCTGTTGCTGGCGGATTCATGGGCGGTGCCGGGGGACTGGCTCGACAAGCTGTCCTTGCGGCCGGTGGTGATGAGAACTCCGCAACACGCGCCGAGCGTGAAGCTCGCGGAATAGTCGAATCGGAAATGGGT